ACAGCCTATTACAGCCAATTCAATCAGAGTTGTAATAGGTAATTATGTAACAAATCATACAGCAAATGTACAAGCAAGTTATTTGTGTATTGGTAGATGGAAGTAGAGGTGATAAAATGAAAAAAGCATGGAATGATATTAAATCGTTCGTAACAGTGTTTATGACAATAGCTTATATAGTCTTAACATTTTTAAACAAAATGACACCTGAATTTCAAAATATTTATGTAGTAATTATTGCGTTTTATTTTGGAACTCAAGTTGAAAAACTATCAAATAAAATAAAAGGAGATGAATAAAAATGGAAAAAGCAAAATTTCCAATGCCAACTATGACGATCACACAAGGATATGATATGGGTACTCACAGAGGTACTTATGCTTTAGATATGGCTGGTGAAGATGCAGGTATTGACTGGGTACTAGCACCTTTCACTTGCAAAGTAAAACACGTAGAAAGTAATAGAGGATATGGTAACTGGTATTGGGTAGAAAGTGTAGAGCCAGTTTTATGTGCAAACGGAGAAGTTACTAAATTAGTCGCAATGTTTGGACATGATAACAAAATGCGTCATAAAGTGGGAGATATTATCAAACAAGGTCAACCACTTTGTGCAGAAGGTACATCAGGACACGCAACAGGAAATCATTGCCATTTCGAACTTGGTAAAGGTTCATATGTAGGTACGTGGCATCGAAATTCTTATGGTGTTTATATGCTATATAATGAAGTAAAACCTAATGAATATTTATGTGTACCTGATAATTACAAAATTAAGAAAACAGGTGGGTATACTTGGAAAAAAGAAAGTCAAGTAAAAACAAGTACAACATCAAGTTGTCAAAAACTTTATTTACCAAAAACTGCGACTTCTTGGAGAATTTATCCAGTAACAAAAAGACCTGTTACTGGCAACGAATGTGGAAGACTAAATCCTAGTAAATTTGGTGGTCTTACTTATGATATTAAAGGGTGGACAAATCCAAATGTAGCATTGATAGATACAAGAGATTTTGGAAGAGTTCAAATATATGTTGCTCCGTCAACTGGAGCAGTAGTTAAATAAGAGTAGTTTTACTACTTTTATTTTTTTAAAAAAAATACAAAAAACATATTGACATAGTATTCTTTATATAGTATAATTGTATTGTAAAATTATAAAGGAGGTAGAAAAATGGAAGATAAAGTTTTACATATTGCCATCAGCAATGAATTAAAAAAACAGCTTAAAGATGAAGCCAGACAAAAAGGTTTGTCATTAAATGCTTATATCAGAATGTTGTTGATTGAAAGGAATAAGTAATGACAAAAGAAGAATATTTAAAGGAGTTAGATAAGGCGTTCGGTGATTTTAAGTTTTTTGAGGAAGACCATCATTATGAATACAAAGGCAAAGACGTTGGAATATCAGTCACACGTTTTATAGAACAATACGCACAAGAATTTAAACAGCAAGAGATAGCCGAAAGAGTGGCAAAACGTGATGGTAAAACAGTACAAGAAGTTTTAGATGAATGGAAATATAAAAACCAATTTGCTTGTGCAAAAGGAAGTACTTGTCATGAATTTGCACAATCAATATGGACTGCTACTGACTGGGAAATGATAAAATTTGATGATAGTGAGGAATATAAAAAAGCAGTATTAAAAATAAATATTCAAGCAACAAATTTTATGATTGATTATAGTGATAGACTAGAACATCTTGCAGATGAATACATAGTCGGTTCATCAGAATATGATATTGCTTCGGCAATAGATCATTTATTTATCAATAAACTAACAGGCGAACTTGTATTAGTCGATTATAAAACAAACAGCTTTTTATCAGGTTATAACAAAAAAGCTTATAAAAAAGCGATGAAAGTGCCTTTACAACATTTGAATGATGACGCCATTCACCACTACTATATACAACTTTCAATTTACAGATATTTAATTGAAAAATACACCAATTTAAAAGTAAGTGAAATGTTTATTGTATATTTTAGTGAAAATATAGAAAACTATGAAATCATAGATATACCTTATCTTAAAAATGAAGTTGAAAAAATATTAGAGAATAGGAGATGTAAGAATATGAATAGTGTACCAGTATTGTTAATTGGACAAAGTGGTTCTGGTAAATCCACAAGTTTAAGAAATTTTACCAAAGATGAGATTGCAGTTGTTAATGTTTTAGGTAAACCTTTACCATTCAAGACAGATATTAAAGCACCAAAATTAGATGATTATGCTTCAATATTAAAAGCGATTGCAGGAACTAAAAAGAAAAGAATAGTAATTGATGATGCAAATTACTTAATTACAAATGAATTTATGAGCAAGTCAAGTGTTAAAGGGTTTGATAAGTACAATGAGATGGGTAACAATTTCTTTAACCTAATCAATGGTATTAAAAGCATTGAAGGTGGTAAGACAGTATATCTTATAATGCACGAAGATACTGATGAAAATGGAAATGTTAAACCTAAAACGATTGGTAAGCTACTTGATGATAAAGTAAATATTCAAGGTATGTTCACAGTATGTATCAGAAGTATGTTTGATAATGGCAACTACATTTTTAGACTTAAAACGAATGGTCAAGATTGTGTTAAAACACCATTTGGAATGTTTGAAAATGATACAATGGAAAACGACTTAAAAGAATTTGACAAAGTTGTTAGAGAATATTATGAATTAGATAAAGTTGAAGAAAAGAAAGAAGGAAAAGAATAATATGATAAAAAAACCAAGTAATTATGATGAAGTGCAAGTTAATTTAGATTTTGAAAGATTAGAATTGGGTGGACATAAAGGAATTATTAAAAGTGTTGAAGAATATACTTCAACAATAAGTGGTAATACTTCACTTAAAGTTACAGTTGATACTGATTCAACTGACAAACAACCAGGATATTTTCAAAAACAATATAACAATGATACAAGAAGTGATAAAAAATGGTCAACAGGAGCTACTAAATATGTATCATTAAAAGAAGATGAAAACTGTGTTAAAATGTTAAAATCATTTATAACATCTGTTGAAAATTCTAATCCAGGTTTTACTTATGATTGGAATAAAGATGTTGACCAATTAAAAGGTAAAAAAGTTGGTTTAGTATTTGGACTTGAAGAATATCAAAATCAAGAAGGAAAATTAAAAACTGCAACTAAATTAAATCAATTTAGAAGTTTAGATAAAGTTGATCATGTATCAATTCCAAAAGTTAGATTGGTTAGTGGTGCATATATGGATTATGATGATTATATTGAAGAAACTAAAGAATCAAGCAATCCATTTGAAGCACTTGAAGATGTAGTTGAAATAAGTGACGATATATTAGATTAGTTTCACGTTAAACATTGTAAAGCAACTAAAAAAAGTTGCTTTTTTTGTTAAAAATTTATAAAAAAGTGTTGTTTTAACACCACAAAAGTGGTACAATTTAATCAAGGTAAGGAGGTTAAGATATGAAACCATTATTTAGATTTATGAAACGTGCCGAAAAGGTAAAAAATAGAATCATAATACCTAAATTTTTAATCGAAAAATATGGTAGAGATTTTTATTTAGAAATCTATGAAGATGAAACTATTAAATTAGTTCCAGCAAAAATTAAAAATAGAAAGGGTAATTAATATGTTGGAGAAAGAATTATTTAAAAAATCTACATTTATCGACCTTTTCAATATGAATGAAATAGAAAGAATCGAAAGAGAAGATGAACTTTTTATCGAAGCTAGAAAGCTTGGAGTTGAAAAGAGATTTAAAGAAAGTTTAAAAAAGTATGAAAAGATTTTAAAATCTAAAATTGCAATAGATGATGACAATAAGTTACCAAAATGCAAATATAATATTGAAGATTTTAAATGGGGGAATTATACTTGTTGTTTAAATGGAATAACTGATAGATTTAACACAAAATTTAGCTATTTTCCTGTAATTCCAGTCGAAAGATATATCAACGAAGATACAGGTAAAGAAAAAGTCAAAATTATCTTTTACAAAGAAAATGAGTGGAAAGAACTAATCGTAGACAAAAGTCAGTTATCAATTAATAATAAATTGTTGTTATTAAGTGACGATGGGCTTGATGTTACAAGTGAAAATGTTAGATATTATATAAACTATTTTAATGAAATAATGAATATAAATAACATTAAAAAACTTGATAGTATTTCACACATTGGCTGGAAAGGTAATGACTTTGTACCTTATGACTCACATGGTATATTTGATGGTGCTGATGATTTTAGAAACATTTACAAGTCAATTGGTAGCAAAGGAAATTACGAAAAATGGAAAGAAACTATTAAAGAATTAAGAAAGCATAAAGTAATAAAATTGCTGATGGCAACTACACTTGCAAGTCCATTGCTTGAAAAACTTAATTTACAGCCTTATATGGTAAATCTTTGGAGTTCACTATCTGGTAATGGTAAGACTTTAAGTTGTATGATAGCTATGTCAATTTGGGGTAATCCTGATATTGGAGCATTGAGATTATCAAGTAACAACACACAAAACTATTATTCAGTAGTTGCAAGTTTTATGCGAAACTTTACTTGTTATTTTGATGAATTACAAATTGTTAAGAGGAGTAAATATCTTGATTTAGAAAGTTTAGTAATGGATCTTTGTAACGGAACTGAAAAAGGTCGATTAAATAAAAATAGTCAGGCAAGAGAAGTTAAAGTTTGGTTTAATAATTTTTTGTTCACAAGCAATGATAAGCTAGTTAAAGAAAATGCAGGGGAGCAAGTTTATAACAGAGTTATAGACATTGAAATAGGCGAAAAAATAATTGAAAATGGTCAAGATATAGCAAAAGTCATTAAAGAAAATTATGGTTTTGCTGGACGTGAATATATTAAGTATATTCAAAGTATTGGATTTGACACCATTTTTAGCCGTTTTAAGGGCATTTTAGACAAAATACTATCAAATACTAATGCAACCGATAAACAAGCCTCATCACTAGCTTCTATACTGTTAGCAAATGAGTTAGCAAACGAATGTATATTTAATGATGATTATATTCTACAAGTTGAAGATATTGAAGAATATGTCAACGATAAAAGTGAAATTAAAACATCAATAAAAGCTAAAGAATATATTATTGGAATTATTAATGCTAACTGGAAAAAGTTTGATGACTTTGGATATGGTGAGTGTTGGGGAATTAAAAACGAATGGAATTGTAGTATTAACTCAGAAATATTGAAAAGAGAATTATTACGTGGTGGATATGAATTTAATACAGTTAAAAAAGAGTGGGCTGATATGGGATTTTTAGAAAAAAGTTCAACTGGAAAATTTGTTCATCAGACAACTGTTAGAAAAGAACGTGGTAATTATATAAAACTAAATTTAAGATAAACATACCTTTTTAAATATTCAAACTTACCATTTTTTTACTTCAAACATACGTAAAAAAGTCAAAAAAACGTTGAAAATAAAGGGAAACTTACAAAACATACCTTTTTTTGGGTATACACTTATATATATATAAAAATAAAAAAAACAATTTCTGTATATATAGTGTATATAGAAAAAATGGTAAGATTGGTAAGTTCGCCTTATTTTATAAGGGTTTTTAGGTATGTTTTAGGTAAGTTTAAAGTATGTTTTTATAAAAAAATGTATGTTTTTATAATAATATAATAATAAAAAATTATTGACATTATATAAAACTTGTGTTAATATATTTATAGGAGGTAGAAATAATATGGAAGAAGAAATATGGAAACCTATAAAAGGTTATGAAGGAAGATATAAAATATCTAACAAAAGAAAGGTTGTATCTTTAAAAAGATATTCAGCAAATGGAAGGCTTTTAAGAGAAAAAGAATTGAAATTTAGTAAAATCAATAAAAAATATGATGTTGTTCAATTAATTGATTCAACTGGTAAACCTAAGCTATATTATGTAGATAGATTAATGTTTGAACACTTTAATATTTAGAGGAGAATTAAAAATGAACAAGTATGATGATTTAGAACTTACAATTTTATCTTGTTTATTACAAAAACCAGAATTAATGAATAGCTTAATTATCGAAGATAAACATTTTTATAAAAGAAAGAAAATTTGGCTATTTATGAAATCGTTTTATAATAAATTTGGTAATTTTGATTTATCACTAATGTATTCGATATGTAAAAACAAATATAGAATAATTGAATACATTATGTGGATTTTAGAAAAAGCTGCTTATCCAAGTAGATTTAATGAATATCAAAATCGACTTATAGAAATGTATAAAGAAACAAAAAAAGAAAAATATATATCAGAAAAAATATATGAAATAGCAAATGATTTATATGTTAAAAAAATAAATTTAAGTGATTTTGAAAATGAAATAAAAAAAATTTATGAAAAAGCTGACAAGATTTTTGAAAAGGGAGTTGATTAATATGTTAGTTTATAATCTTAATGACGAAGAATTAGAAAAATTAAAAAAAGTCGAGGAATTATTATCGACAGATTATTTAGACAACAAAAGATATGTAACGGTTGAAAATTTATTATATATGATTTATGATCTTACATTATTTAGTGAAGATTTATTAGAAGAAAAAGAAAGACTTGAAAGAAACGATGATTTCGATGATGGCGAAGATGATTATTATGATCATTATAAAGAAAGATTTTTAATATAAAATTTATAAACTAGGAGATGATTAATATGTATTTTATAAACATATATGACAAGTCCACGCAAAAATCGTGGCGTGAGGATTATGAAAGCTATTATTTATTTAAAAAGAGGTGTACAAAATTGAGATTTAGTAAAAAATTAGTTGTGACGAGTAGGAGTAATTATGAATAATCTAATAATTGTAGACACTCGAGAAAAAGGTCACAAAGCCATACTTAAATATTTTAATTCAATAGGACAAGATTACATTGTTTCAAAATTAGATTATGGCGATTATAAAATATACAAAGACAATAGTGTAGTTATTGATAGAAAAGACTCACTTTTAGAATTAGCAGGAAATTTATGCCATACATCGGAACACGAACGTGTTAAAAGGGAAATAGCAAGAGCAAAAGAAGATGGTGTAAAAGAATTTATTTTTCTTATATCAGAAACAAAAATAAAAACTGTGGAAGATATAAAAAACTGGACTTCACCACACACTAAAGTAAAAGGAAGTGTACTACTGAAAATAATGTCAACAATGGCTAAAAAATATGGCGTTAAATTTATAATATGTAAACGAAAAGACATGGGGAAAAAGATTTTAGAAATTCTTAATAAAAACTATTGACAATATAGTAGAATTATAGTATATTAGTTATGTAAGCAAGTCAAAAAAGAGCATTTATATTTGTATATTAGGCTGACTTGCTTACACTTAATAGCTTAATATACAAGTATAAGTGCTTTTGTTTTTAGAAAGGGTTATATAGGTGATAGATATGGAAAAAACATTACAAGAAGTTTTAAGAAATAATAAATTAAAAGAGCAAAAAAGAAAAAGAGAAGGATTAAAAAGATTACAAAGACAAAAAAGAATAGAAAGTGTATTAACTGCAATGATAATAGTATTCATTATGACAGTAACAATATTATTAATCAAAAAAACA